AGTAACATTATTAAAAGCTTCAAGTACTATTTTACTATTTGTAATATCATTTCCTCTTCTAATTACTACGTTAAATGTACCTGATCCTGTATTTGAATTAGAAATTTCAACTCTAACATTATCTACAGATCCTGAAGCTAAAGCTCCTGAAGTATCTAATGAACTTGAGCTATTATTAATTATTCCTTCAGAAATAGTTCCTAAAGTAAAGGAAACAGCATTAGTACCACCAGTATAAAAAACGGTAGTACTTCCAGAAATATAATAATATGAATTACCTGTTACTCCTATAGTGTTAGAAGTTACATTCATATTAGGAGTAGAAAATGAAGCACTACTATTAATAGTTGTATTAGTGTAAAAGTTAGGGTTTGAGGGGATTACACCTGAAGATGTAGCATTATTAAATACATCTAAAACAGATGATCCTGAAAGAATTACATTTACTCCATTAAATGAAGCTGTGTATCCTGTTGTAGCAGCATTTGTTAAATTAAGTGTTGCAGTTGCTGAAGTTAGTCCAATCCCTGAAGTAATTGGGCTTGTTGCTTCACTATAAGATCCACTTGCTACTCTAGCTACTAATAATGAAGTGCCACCATAATTAAAATAATTAAATGCCGCAATTGAAGTAAGATATGAATATGAATTACCACCACTTATGAAAGTATCTCCAAACATCATTGTAAAATCAGAATATGAAGTTACTAAGGTTGGTGTTTCATATGGGCCTTTTACTGTTGGACCTATGATAGCTGCTCCCGCTTGTACCGGCTGACCCGTTAAAAACGTATTATCTATCTCACTAATTGCTACTCCTGGTGAAGTTGTAAAATTTGCCATTTTATTTTTTTATTATAAATATTAATTTTTTTTCTAAAATATATCGTTAAGCAGGGAATGTTGCACCTGTTGGAAGTATATTAAAGTCGAGCAATATAAATTCAGCTGTTCTTGTAGGTTTTAAATAAATTTGGCCTATTAATTGGTTTTGATCTATTGCTGAAGGTGGGTTATTTGATTCATCCATTATAACTTTAAAAGCTGTTAAACCTTGTTGTTGTTGAACAGAAGATAAATAAGGATTAATAGCAGATACGAAATTATTTCTAGTAACAGCATCATTTTGTTCAAATACAAAAGTATCTCCTATTTGTGAAATGAAATTTTTTAATTCAATTAATAAACGTCTTACATTTACACGATCTAAAGCACTTCTTTTCTTTTGTAATGTTTTTTGTCCAAATACTACTATTCCAGAACCTGGGAAAGTAGCAATTGGGTTTACATTACTTTGATATAATGTATCTCTATTTCCTTGGGTTAAAATTCTTTCACTTTGAATAACTGTTGTCATAATACCTCTGCTAATCCCCGCAGGAGCAAACCAAGGAAAAGAAACATTATCATTAAAAGCATACACTCCAGGAACCATTGTTGAAGCAGGAACCCATACCTGTTGACCTGAATTTGGGTCAATTGTTTTTAGCCAAGGCCAATAAGTTGCTACGTATGAAGAATCAAAAGTAGCAGCATTAGATGTTACTGGGATTAGATTTGAATTGTATCCTACTATATCAATAATAGCCATTGCATCTCCTCTATTTTGAATCATTGTATTTAACTGTTGGATTACAGGAAAATGGGTTGGGTAGAATGTTGAATCTCCTATTAATCCAGGAGCAGTAATAAAATTATAATTATATGCATCTTTATTTGCTAATAAAGAAATAGATTCTATATAATCATTAGCATTTAAACCTTGAATATTTAAATCTATAATGTTTTCATAGTATGCACCTGCAGCAAATGTAGGGATATTACTTCCTTTTCCATCTCCAAATACCCCATCCCCCGCTAATGGGAGGGAACTGGTAAATTGATTTTTTGGTGCCCCATTATTATCAAAATAATTGGGTGTTGTTTGGTTTACTTGTTTAACACGAACGTATGATGATTTATTAGTATAACTTCCTGTTAATTGAGTATAATATTCACCATTATCAACTGCTATATTTTCTATTTGATTTCCAATAACATTTTCAATATAGTTTGATGCGAATGGATCTAATGATAATGGGCCCCATGTTTCTAAAATAGAAGGTGATAACGTTGTGTCATTTCCTTGTCTGATTAACAAGGTAAATGTTCCTGAATTAGTATCAGGAGAAACTATTTGCCATCTAAAATTATTTGCTGATCCACTTAATAAAGTTCCATTTGACCCAGTAGGGCCAACACTATTCATTATTTCTCCTTCAGATAAAGTCTCTAAAATAAACAATTCAGTATTAGTACCACCAGAAAAATATACTGTAGTACTTCCAGAAATATAATAATATGAATTACCTGCTAATCCATTAGGATTAGTTGATGTTAATACTAAATTAGGGGAATTTATACTTGAACTTATAAATTGTAAAGATGAATTATAAGGTGATATAGAACTACTAACTGTTAATACTGCGGAAGAAGTAACAACATAACTCGCAACCGTTGAAGAAGCAAATGAACCTGTATTTATGTAAATTATATTAGAAGTATTAGTAACTGTTGAACCAGTAAAATATAAAGTAATACCATTTATATTTAATGAACTTGAGCCTACTGATGCTACACTAGCAGAAATATAAGTTAAATTAATAGAAACCGATGCTGATGTTGCAGCATTGGAAGTAGGAATAAGAGAAGATGTAGCTGGGGTCCAAGCTGTAATTGTACTTCCACTTACAACACGAGTTACTAATAATGAAGTTCCTCCATTATTAAAATAGTTATATGCTGAAATAGAGGTTAAATAGGAATATGTTTGACTTCCACTTAAAAAAGTAGAGCCATATTTGTTTTGGTATTGACTATAAGTTGTACATAATGTAGGGATACCTACTTTACCTTTAACAGTTGGACCTATAATAGCGGCACCCGCTTGTACAGGGGCTTGAGTTATGAATGATTGGTCATTTTCTATAGCTAATACACCAGGTGATACAATTGTTTCTGCCATTGCAATGAATTATTTTATTATAAATATGGCGTATTTTAAACTAAATTAATCTAATTTAGTAATCTCGCCTGTTTCTGGGTTAACACTAGATTTACCATATGTCTCAAATATTTTTTGGTTGAATTCTTCTTCTTTTATTGAAAGATTGTTTAAAAATGCTTTGGCATCTTCATGGCGATTTTCAATTTGAATTTTAATTAATTCAATTTCACCTAATTCTAATATTAAATATTGAGTTTTTTGTTGGATTTCTTTTAACGTACTTTTTTCTTCTTCTGTTAAAAACTTTTTTTCTGAAACTATTGACATAAATTTATTTTTATTATAAATATGTTATGTTCCTTGCAAAACATATGGTTTTTTGTAATTTTTACTGTTTTTACATTTACTAGATTTAGACTTGGCATGAACACCGGGTCTTCTTTTTTTAGGTTTTCTGTTAAATGAAATTGTTGATTGTGTTTTTGCTTTTGTTGCCATTATATGTTATTTATATTATTAACTGTTTCAATACCAATAATAACCTGAGCTTTACTATTGTATTTTTTAATAGATGTAAGTTCTTTTTGAATTGTATTTGGGATTATATATCCAAATAATTTAATAGTAAATGTCCCCTTTATAACTCTATTTGTACTATCTGTAATCTCTACTGTGGTAGAGTATGAATCAATAGATGCTTTAAATTTAAATCTTTCTGGGTCACCCCAATATGAATCAGAAGCATAGTTTATAGCTTCTATAATTTTGTTCATTTGTTCAACATAATATGTTTGAATAGCACAAGTATATGTTAAAGTTACATAATCTGGAACTACATTAACTACGAATTGTTCTACGGGTTTATGGTTTGTTAACACATTAAAATTAGAATATGCATTTTTTCCATTATATGTTTTCATCAAAGATGAATATAAATGTGGGGAATTAGCATCTAATTTATTTGTTAAAGAACGATTTTTATCAATTGTATCCCTTTTAAACATAATTAAGGGAGCCATAATAGCACCATTTTTATCTTTATAGTAACCATCTTTTTGAACTGATTTCCAACGTTCAGGGGCACCATATATAATAGGAACTGGGATTCGTACACCATTTTGATAAACAGAGGGACGAATAACATTTTGGAAATAATACATTATAGATTCATCAATGTCTTGTAATCCTACAGTAAATTGTTTTGTTGTATCATCTTTAAATGACATCTGTTCAGAACGATTAAAATCAATTCCACTTTGTTTTTTATCTGTAAATTGATTAAATTCTGAAGGGATATTTGGATTACCATAAGAACCACTTATTTCTGGAAAAACATAAGGATCCACCTGATCATTAGAGATCTGTAATTGGGATTTTGGATTTGGTTTTCTAGTTGATGGCATATCTATATTCTTTCTTTAGTTATCCCTACACGATCTGAAGGAACATAATGACATGTACACGTAATAGATATATCAGTACCAAAATTTTCTAATCCAGGATTTAGTGGGTTTATATTGTAAGGATAATCTGGGTCTTTGCCTACAAATAGTTGATTATCTGCTACATTATTTAGTTCCCAATATCCTTCATACCACATTATTATATCTCCAATTTTAGGTAAAATATTAGCATCTATTAAATCATCTCTAAAAAACTTAAATGTAATTGGTAAATCATAATCTACACCCATGTCTCCAGTTGGGGCTGATATATCTCCTAAATCAAGTAACATATTTAAAATAACAGGTTCTTCATAGTACTTAGCACCTGCAGCTTCACCATATATATTTATTTTAGTTTCTGTTACTTTTAATTGATAAAATATACATTCTTGAGAAATAATATCATGTAATAACTCGCGGTTAAGGTGTCTTATTAATGATACGTCACGTTGGGTTCCAAAAAGAGCCATATTATCCTATAAAATCT